AGCAACAATGTGGAGCTGTCCATACCTCCACTTAGTGACAATACTGCTTGTTTATTCATAAATTATTTATTTTTCTAAATGTTTCTACATTATGTACAACCCTTTCATATATAACTGGGTTGGGTTTATCATTGATGACATCATCAATTTTAGTTTTGGGTTTTTCAAATAGTCCCCAATCATTATATTCTACACCATCATATGCAGCCATAATAGGATTTGAAGTATCTATAGTTTTAATTTGTTGTATTCCATTATAATATAAAAATTCTTGTGGAATAGAACAACCTAAAAGATGAATTTCATCTGTTTCTCCAATCAATCCCATCTCAATCATTTTAACAATAACTAATTGACGACCTAATGCTTTACTAATGTTAACATTAGGATGTGGGAACATTTCTTTGTAATAATTCGCTCCATAGCTAAATGCTATTTTTTTATAGCCTAACCATTTATAGGTTTGATAACACTTAATTATCTCAGCAAATGACTTACCTTGAACTACAGCTACTTTTTTTACATTTTCTGGCAGTTCAATAAAGCTCCATTCTTTAGCATTACGCATAGAATAAATAGCATTTTCCCATTCATCAGGAACTATAAATTCATTAGGTTGAACTTCATCAATAATAGAAAGAAGTCTACCTTTAGAATAAGGTACACCTAATTCATGAAGAGAATTATCCATTACTACATACCTTATACCTTTAGTTTCCTGAAAGTATTCTTTATATTCAGGGTATTTGTCATAAAGATGAGGTAATAGATAGTCATAATCATTAAACCATCCACTTGCTTTTAAATATGCTATAGGTACTTCGTGTGATATTTTCATTAACTTTTATTTTTACGAGGACGTCCTCTACGAGGTTTTGTTGTTGTAAATTCAGGAATGTTATATTTTTTATATTTTTGTTCACAATAAATATAAAAATCTTTTAAGTCACCTCCAAACTCTATTACTTCTTTATCATAGTCTTTTTTAGTCATTCTAAAAGTAGTAACAAAATCTTTTTGTAATTGTTCTAAATTTTCAGCTTCATATTTTTCATGATCTTCACGTAAACGTTTACACCGTTGGAAATCCAAAGATGCCTCATCACAAAAACGTTCATATTCTCCTGGGTATTTTAGGCGTTTTTGTTCAATTTCCCACTCACAATATTGTATTTGCCAAAAGTAAGGGCTAAAATTATAGTCACCATTAATAATCTTGTCCCATAAAAAAGCATGTTTGGATAGAGGCTTATTTTTAGTAGTCCATCTCCTCCACCAAAGGAATTGATTATAGTTAATCTTTTGGAGTTTAGACAACTCTTTTTCAATAACTTGAATTGAATGGATCATATAATAAAGATAAGAAAAGGCTTGGCAAAAGCCAAGCCTAATCTTTTTAAATATTTAGAATTTTAAACCTCAGAACTTGTATTTTTATGTTGATCTATTTTATTTAATATAGTTTTTAGGACATCATTAGGTATTAAATCCAACATAGAAGCATTTTTTAAGATACTAATTAGTTGGAATACTATAAAGGGGATTATAATAGTTTCGCTTAACCATCCAGCACCTATATAAGCTGTTTCAATACTTAATATAGTGGTTAATAAAATAATCCAGAAAAATAGTGATTTAAGAACTTTTAAGGCTTTATAAGTTTTGAATCCTTCACGTTTGGTACCAGCCCAAACCCCAAAAAATCCATCTACAAATAAAATTCCTACTAATGCCATATATTGTTCAGCATTGTTAAGAGTGACGTTCATAAAATATGAACAAATAAAAGAGAGAGTTGTAGATAATGACAAGGCAAGAATTGTAAGTAGGTTAGTTTTCATGTAAGACTTTAGATCGGTAATACAATATTTTAGCTTACAACCCTTCATTCCGGTCATACGTATTTAAATTTTTATTAAAGTATCAGGTAAAAGTTTAATAAACTGAAGGCCTGTTACTTTTTTATTAGGATCTCCTTTTTCTGAATTCATCATAGTATCTTTAAAAAAGAGTAAGTCTTTTTGAGGATCACTTGATAAAAATTTTATTGTTATAAAATGTTCTTCTTTACCATCTCCTCGAGATTTATTTTTTTCATCAAATTTTTCTGAGGTAATATTATTAACAATAGTAACTTTTCGAATAGCTCTTACTTCATCAATAACATCAGTAATGTTAGTATCTGAGTCTGTAACTAAATAAGCTGTCACCCTATAAATAGGTAAAGCTTCCATAATTAAGTCTTTCAACTTAGGCATGTTTATAAATATTAACCATCACAACTTAGACAATCAGCTGTTCTTGAACCTATATCTCCTCTAATAACACTATCAGTACGTAAATAATACAATGTTTTAACTCCTAATTTCCAAGCTTCCATATGTACTTGATTAATCCATTTAGGAGAATCAGTTGGATCAAAGCTTAAATTAAGTGATTGTGTTTGATCAATATATTTTTGTCTAATAGCAGCCTGTTTAACAAGTTCAAATTGATTAACCTCACTAAAAGTTAAGAATACTTCTTTTTCATCTGGTGAAAGAATGTTATCAGGTAAATTTTGAACTGAACCTTTATCAGCTAAGATTTGATCCCAAACTTTGCTTGTATTATATCCTTTTTCTTCTAATAGTTTTTCAAGAATTTTATTTTTAACAATAAATGTTCCTTTAGCCCCATTAAAAGTATAAACATTAGCTGGGATTGGTTCAATACCTGCTGAGCAGTCTGAGATTCTTGAATTAGATACGGTAGGTGCTATAGCTAACAAGTGGGTATTTCTCATACCTGTTCCTTTACACCAAACAGGTTCACCGTATTCCACTGCTAATTGGCGTGAAGTAGCCTCAGCTTTTTGTCTAATATCACTAAAAATGGTATGAGTCCAAGCTGTTGAAGCAATTGAATTAAACGGTAAATTCTTTTGTTGAAGGAATGTATGCCAACCCATTACACCTAAACCAAGTGCTCTACCTTTTTTAGCATGTCTATGAGTTCTAATAAGTGAATCTTTACCATTGCTCTTATCTATAAACTCTTGCATAACTCCATCCAAGAATCTAATTGAAATCTCAATTAAATCAGTATCTTTCCACTCATCATATTTAGCTAAATTGATTGATGAAAGGCAACAAATAAATGAATGCTCTTCATCTGTGTGAAGTGTAATTTCAGTACAGATATTAGTCATAGTAACATCCAAATTATTCATAGCATAAGCTAATGGGTTAGCCTTATTTACATTATCTTTAAACATAATATAAGGTTCACCTGTTTCTACTCTGGTTTTAAGAATTTCTAACCAAATAGACATAGCTTCACTATCTCTTTCTCCTAAACGTCTCATAAAACTATCATCTACAACTACACATTGATGAAGATTAAGACATTGTCTATTTGGATCTCCTTTAGGACGTCTAATTTGGAGAAATTCTTTAATGTCTGGGTGGTTAATATCTAAGTTGACAGAAGCAGCTCCTCGTCTAACTGAGCCTTGGTTAGTGGCTATAATAGATGAGTCATAAATTTTACACCAAGGAACTACACCCTCAGATTTACCATTACCTGTAATAGCTGTTCCTCTAGGTCTAATACGAGAAACACTAACCCCTACTCCACCTCCTAGTGCTGTTAGTTTCATCAACTCAGCATTAGTTAAACCAATACCTCTAATTGAGTCAGGTGTGTCAATACCAAAACAAGAAATAGGAAGACCACGGTCTGTACCAGTGTTTGAAAGGACTGGACTGGCTAGTCCTAACCACCCGTTCCAGATGTATTTAAAGAATTTAGCTTCTAGATCTGGTCTATTAACTCGTTCAGCTATTGCTTTTGATACTCTGCGATAAGCTTTTTTAGGTGTTTCTCCTGGGAGAAGATAACCTTTAGATATAGTGGAGAGAGAAATCTCATCCATCCATTCCGGATAATCTTTTCCTCTTACCCAATCTTGAACATTGGATATTAAATTATTGTCCATATTTTAGTTAAAATTATTTGTTCTTAGCTACAACAGACCAAATACCACCAATTAAAGTTAAGGCGGCGCCTGAAAGTTCAGCAAATGTAGCTTCATCAATAACTCCTTTAGTGATTAAAACACCACCAGCAAAAGTTATAGCATGTCTAATAATACCTAGAAGTTGTTCTTTTGTCATAATATTAAGTTTTAGTTATGTTTATATATATTTTTAGAAAATTGATTCATCCCACTGTAGATGGCCTTTGCTATAATTAGTGACTCTTGAAGCAAAGAAATCAGTGTGTTGTTTACCAGCTGATAAAGCATCAAACCATTTCATTCTATCTACAGCTGTCAAGTCTACATCAGGAACAATAGCTGGGTATCCAAGGTCACTTAGTTTAGTGTTGACTCTGTTTTTGATAAAGTTTTGAAGATCATATTTAGGACATCCT